TGCCCAACAATCCCATCCACCTTGAGGGTCATCAAGTACTTCTGGAATTCTGGGTTGCTCAAAGCCTCAGAGAAAAACTCATCAACCGTATCGAATCCATAGTCGGTGCGCTCGCCCTGAACTTTCTTGTACTTGTTAAAGAGTGCGATCATCTCGCGGCCAACCTTGGTTTCCGCAAGCCGAGAGCTAAGGGTCAGGGCGTGAATGTACTCATGGAGAAACAGTTGCGTCAGGTTGCCGCCGTTATCTCGATCCATCAAGATTCGGTTGGGAGCCAACTGAAACAAGCCAATCTGGTTGCCGTTGTTAAACAAGTTGGCAAAAGAGATTTTCGGATTGATCTTTAGACCACTCAGCTTCGCGGCAAGATCTTTTTCGAATTCACTTGCGTTCGGATTGTTCGCAATTGCTTGCAGGACAGTTTGCGAGTCCGCACCAGAATCCACCAGACGCTCAACCTCCGAAGACATAGCAGACTGCGAAGCCGTCAGAGGCTCCCCATCCGCATTCATCTTGACGAGAGGGGCGGACCCACGGTTCCGCCTTTCGCTGTTGACTTGAGCGGCCAGATCATTGATCGCGTCAATCTCGTCTTCTGAGAGATTTGTCGGGTCAACATTGTTCAGATCAATGTTTGCACGAGACAGTCGAGTTTGCGCATCAGCCCGGACATTTTCGGCCTGTTGATTCATCGCCTGAATTTCTTCAGGAGTCATCGTGCCTTCAGTCTGAGCGTCAACCCCCTGCAATTCAGGCGCTTCTGGACGCTTGTCTTTCTTTGGAATCGTCAGGGCGGCTGGTTGGGTGTTGGCGTAGTTAACAGCGGCGCGGTAAAAGTCCCGGCCAAATGTCGGCATATCAGAAATGGTCTGCACACCCTCCGCGACACGGGGATTTGCCAAGGCGGAATCAGTGTCGGTAAGACCCAGTGTCTGCACCAAATCCAGCTTGCCAGAGCGTTCAAGCACTCGATTGATAATCGTCCGCTGATCCGCGTCTCCGTTCGCCCACAGAGCGCCAAGTAGGTTTTGACCACGGTCGGTTTCTAGGGTGCGCTCGAACTGAGTGCCAGCCAAGCCCATCCCGCGAGTAATGTTGGTGGGGGTTAGCGGCGTGTCATCAATGCCACCGTCACCGGCCACCGATCCAGCGGGCGGAGTAGTGCCACCATCAGGGCCGGATGTCTGTTGCCCAGATGGAGGGGCGGGTGGATTTACTCCAGCTAAATTCGTGGCCCGGGTTAGCTTGCCGTCTACAACCGTTTTGCCAGCCGTCACAAGCTCACCGGCAGACATGGTCAGACCGGCGATGGATTCCATGACGGCATCAGTAATGTCTGCCTTACCGGTAGCGGCGTATTCGCCAAGGTATTCGCCGACACCTTCACCGAGCGTCTCTAGCGCCATCGCGCCAGATCCACGACCAAACTTTCGTGCAAAGCTGTTTGAGATATTAAATGCGTTCACCTGAGCATCGCGGATTTCGCGAATCAGGGTTGGCTTTGTTAGGCCATTGTTCGCTAGAGCGCGAACCATCGACTCCTCAACCAGTTGCCGACCGGCAACGGGGTCTAATCCCTGCGCCGCCCGCAAAGCCTGTTGGCTTGCGCCGGTAACTTCTTGAGTCGCTTTGGCCGCGTCAATACCATTACGCTCCAGCACACGAGCCGTGGCACTTTCTACCGCCCTAGAAGTGGTTCCCAACAGCCAACGGCTTGCGCCTAGAGTGGCCGCGTCAACGCCAGTAATCACCGCGCCCTTGGTCACGCCCTCACTTACAGCTTCGCGGCGATCCTGCGCAGTAAAGTTGCCGTCACGAGCCCGCTCCTGTGCCTTGCCGCCAGTCTCCAGCAGGGTATTCGCTCCGAAGAGACCCGTCAAGAAGCCAACCACCGCGCCGCCCGCAGTGCCGTATCCGGGACCAGCAAGCAAAGTTCCGGTTACAGCGCCACCCTTAGCGCCAAGAAAGCCAGCACCCAGCGCGGCTACAGCGTTAGGGGCCTGTTCGGCTATGAACTCAGCGGCTCCTTTGGGGTTGGCAATCATGTTGCCAGCCACATTCTTAACACTCGACCAGACCTCGCTCAGACCGCCTTGACCAGCGTATTTTTTCTTATCCTCCTCAATGTCTGCCTTAAGCCTGTTCAAAGCTTGAAGCTGAGAGTTCTGTTCTAGTTCTGTGGAGAACTGCGTAGAGGAGAGAACGCCAGACTCACTGCCAGCGATGGCACTACTACCGGCGACAATGGAACTGCCCGTCTGTTGTGTTCCCTTGACCAGAGCGCCGCCAATGCCTGAAAACCAGCCCTCCTCTTCGGGAGACTTGACGGCAGAAGATGCCTGTGCGCCAAAGCTGATGGGCGCGAAAAAGTCGCCCGCCGCGCTTGCGGTTGGGGCCGAGGCTTGAGGCCCTCCTTGAGGAGGGGTGGCTGGGCTGGGCTGACTGGCCGATGTATTCCCAAGAATGATCGGCTTAAAAAAGTCCGCATCGCTCACGGTCGATCGAGCCTGTCCAGCCTGAGCGACCTGCACACCTTCACCGGGGGTCGGAGGTGACCCGATGTCTAGCGGCCCCGTCAAGTCAGCGTTCCGTAAATTCTGACCTAATGCGCGGATCTTCCGCTCAGCATCTCTTGCATCATAAAGGGGGTCGGGCAGAATCCCCCGGCGCACTTCAGTCTCATCTTCTCCGGGCAAGCCAGAAAAAATGTCTGGTCGTTTCAGTCCGTACATGAAAGATTCCTTATCGAGGTTGACGCTGACCAGCTTGTTGCATCAGTTGCGTTGCCGCCTCTTTAGGTATCACCACACGAACAGACGGGTTGGTTGGACTCACATACAAAACAAAGTTCGGGTTGTCTGTTGGCTTAAAGTATTTGGCTGGATCAATCGACAACGCACCTTGAGCATTACGGTCAGGGCGAAGGTCAAGCAACTCGCCGGATGCGGCCCACAAAGTCCCCGGGTTGCGATTGTTGGCGTTAACTGGATTGCGGTAAAGCTCAGTAGCCAAGCCCTTCTGAATCGCCAAGTTAGTGTTTGATTGACGAATGATCGCTTGCCGATCCGTAGGAAGATTGGGGTCGATAACTTGCTCTTTCGCAAACGGCGCAAACATGCTTTCAATTCTTGCGTCCGCCTGTGATTGCCGAATGCCCGCCGCCGCTCCGCCGTAATAGTCGGCCTGTGCATTTCGCAATCGATTCTGACTGGGAACTTGTGCCGCATCTGCATTGGCTCTTGTGACTGCCGCACCAGCGCTGGTGGCAGAAGCGTTGGCGCTGACGACAGATGCATCGGCGCTTTTCTCCTGAGCGATAACACCACGGTTCTTCAAATTGAACTCAACCAATCTGGCCGGATCTCCGGCCAAATACAGCTTCGCGATATCCTCTGTGGTGAGGTCCATCGTCCGGGAGACTTGACCATTCTTGTCAACCAAGTTAATTCCGGTCCAGCCTTTTTGCGGGTCAAAAGTGCCGCTCTTCTCGTCGAGAGCAAAGCCGTCTCGCTGAAAGCCGTAAGCTTGATTTGCGAGACGAATCGCGTTAGGAGCGCCAGAGATTAGCGCTGAAGCGGCCAGCTTCCGCTGACGGTCATAACCGCGCTCACGAAGAGCGTCGATCTCTTCCCTGACCATTGTTACCTTGGTCGGGTCGGTAACAGAGTAGAGCCTCTCTTGAATCTGCGCGAGCCTATCGTAGTAATGATTGTCCGCAACTGACTGGTTGCCGTACAAACCTTCGCCCCCATCCATCAGGGGATTTCTGGAACCATAAGCGGTGGATGTGTCTGAGGCTGGACTAGCCACGCCCTGCACACTGCGGGCTTGGCGAATGCCATCATTCACATATTGCTCAAAAGAGCCCGTGCCAGATTGACGCTCTTTTCTCAAGTTCTCAAGTTGAGTAGCGTAATCAACTTGAGCTTGCCGAATGCGCCGTTTCTCAGCTTGCTCTTCCCGCAAAAATTTGCGATCCTCTTTTCGATCTTGAGCCTCATCCAATGAGGTCAGCAAGTCAACGGCGGACTTCGCTCCAGCGCCGATACCGCCAGCAAATGCACCAAAATTGAAGGACATTTAAGCTCTCCCTACGCCATATTTCTTTTGAACGGAAGCCGGGACATGAGTGTCTTTCACCAGCTTATCTAGTTTTGAAACGCCAATTTTTTGCACCGTATCCGCCGGGAGAACATACTCACCGTTAGAAAGCATTGCAGGAATCTTGTCGTCTACTGGGCCACCCGGGCCTCTGACTTTCCCTTTGCCGCGATGGATCTTGCCGCCATTCGCCTTCTTGACTGGCTTCTGCGACTTACCACCCAGACGATCGACCTTGGCATCCAAATCTTGGATGGCCTTCATCATCACGCCAATCGAGTCTTGATACTTGATGTCTTTGCCAGAGCCAATACCAAACTCGCGCTTGAAGTCTTCTGCGTAAGGGCCGATGTGGCGACCTTCATCCTCCACACCTTTCTTGTAGTTCCACTCTTCAACATCAAGATTTTTAATCCCCTTCAAGGCCTTACCTTCGGGGATCGACTTCTTATTCTCTTTGGCTTCTTTCATCGAAAACGCGCCGAGCTTGGCGGCAACACCGATACCCGTACCGATCAAGTTGCCAAACCCGGCGGCTGATTGAGCCTCGGCTTGTTGCTGGGCCTGATAACCACGCATGCGAGTGTCATACTCCTGCCCATAGATTCCGCCGGAAATACCGTAAGTGGCTCCCGCTTGTCCCATCATTGTTCCGGCTTGACCGTAAGACTTGCTCATCTGATCGCTGGCGGCTGTCCGATTTTGCGCGGCGGCATTACCGCCTTGAATGGCAATACCGTAAGCCGTGGAAGCATTGGTGGCTAAGCCACGACCCAGTCCTGCGGCATCCATCATCCGGGCATAACCCAAGCCCTCAGCTTGCGTTCTGGCTTGATTTTGAGCGCCAGCCATCGCGCCCGCTTGCTGAGTCCCAATTTGGGCATTCAGCGCGGCAAAACGCCCTGAGTTGGGATTAATCCCGAAGCGAGCCAAGTTCCGAAGAGCTTGCTCCTTTGCACCAGAAAAGCCTTGATTAACATCCGATGCCGCTTGAGAAGCCAGCTTCTCACGCATCGCATCTTCGTTGTAGTCACGCGCTTTAGAGATGAGTTCTTTTTCAAGCGGCCTGAACACACTACGCTCGTAATCAGCGTACTCGTCTGCACGAGCCTGATTAGCGCGGGAGAGAGCGCCTTCAGCCTCCGCGATGTCTTGCAGGAATCCCTTGTTCTCAGCGTACTGTTGCTTGGCGAAATCCAGATACTCGGTCGCTGTCTCCTGTTGCATCTTGGCAACTTCTTTCGCGGCTTCAGCGTTTGCAATCTGCCCGGGGTTGGGGTCCGGCGCAGATCCACCGCCACCCTTGCCAAAGCAAATGTTGCGGTTCTTCAGGACAGCTAACTTCCTGTCTATTGGATCTCTAGGGTCTTCACAGTCATGTCCGTAAAAAGACATGAAGTCGGAATACTTTCCAAATTCGTTATCAAACATTTCTAATCTCCAGCCAACGGCATTCGTGTTTAAGCATCCCGTACAGTTTTATGTCCGTGCCATCTTTGTTACCCATGCGAACAAGTCCTTCCTGTTGAAAGCCCAAGCGCTCAATAAATTGAGTTGCCCGGTGATTGTCTGCGCGAGCAAGGCCGGTAACCCTGTGGCATCCAAGTTGAACAAAGGGGTAAGCGAAGCATGTGTACAGGTAAGACTTTGTCATCCATCGCTTGCCCTCTTTCGCGGCAATGTGCATGCTGATGCTAGCGCCGGAGTACATGTTGTACATGACTCCAGCGATTAGCTCTCCGTCCTCTTCCAGACCGATTGCCTTCGTGTCACCAAATTCCTCATCACGCTCTAAGTGATCCTTGACCCACGCGGACACTTGGTCCTGTTGGTCGAATACGATTACTTTAGGCATTGAGTCTCTCGATGATTTCGTTTACTTTGGCGATCAGGTCAGAAGACGAAGCGTCACTTGCAAGAGTTTGAATTCCGCCCCCACGAGTGCCATTAAGGATCTCAGCGTTCTCCTTTAGCGCAAGCAGAACTCTTTGTAGCTCACCATCTTTCGCGTTGATGGCTGGTATTGATGGTTTCTTCATAGTTCCACCAAACCTTTCGATGTTTCCGCTACTTTGATGTGCTTGAGCGGCACATTGCCGTTGATCTTGAATTCCCAGCGGTCGCTCTTGAATCCAGAGGGAAGGCGAATTGCATTCCTGTTCTGCACTCTCAATACAGACCGAACATTGCCATCCGCGATCACAGTCAATGTTACATATCGATCATCCACTGCGATGGAGATATCCAGAAGCCGAGACCCGTTGACGGTGTAGGTGTGTATCGGCGTTGTATTCAACGCGCCGAGCAAATCTCCACTGCCCCAAGCCGCTTGGTTTTGCGCCTTAATTTCCTCGATTCTCTCTTGCAGTAGCTCAGCGCTTCCGATGTCACCAAAGTCAGCGTCCACTTGGACAGCGCCAAAGTTGAGCGGTCGAGGCAGAATGAACAGCTTGGAAAGCCACTCATACGGCAAAGAGTTGAGGAGGTCTCCCTCCCACTCTTTTATCTCGCTATCAATCGCCATAAACATGGACGACTGAGTTGGCTCAACATAAGCCGCAGTTGCGAAGAAAGAACACTCCGTTAGAGGGGAGTTGCTGATATAGCGATCCAGAATGATAGCGCCGCGCCGGACAGGCTGATCGAGGGTCTCATAAAACCCAATGTACTTCCCGTCCACCATTCGGCCCAGCATACTCGATGGCTCGTAGTACTGCCACTCACTTCGAGTGAACATGTTCCGAGTCGAGTTTTGCGCACCGCCACCACCAATCAATACAAGCCCGTTTGGCGATGCGTACTGAACTCCAGTCTCATCAGATGCGATCGAGCGCTTAGAAACGCATGGCTCATACAAAGGCAACTTCGACATCGACATCGAAGCTGGATCAGTACCAGTGACGATGTATGGGTTGCCCTCTGTCATGACCGCAAGAGACTCACCGAATACGCCGAGCCCGACAATCTTATATTCCGTTGTCAGCATGTAGCTGATGGGGAATGCGTGAGGCGCAAATGGCTCAGAGAAGTAAAGACGGTTTTCGACAAAGCCAGCCATCACTCCATTTGCCAGACCAACAAGGCCCTTCAGATCTGGTGGAGGCTCTGAATAACTAAGACTAGGGCAGACCTCTCCCAATCCGCTGGCCTTGATGTTGTCTACGAATGTTGCCGTATTAACAGGTATCTCGCCGACATACAGGAAAGCCGACGACCCACTCGAACCAACCACAGACCGATAAATGCGAATGTACTGAATGTTGTACTTGCCAGAAGGCGGAGCCGCAAAACTTGAGAGTTCGACGGTTTGACCAAAACGCACAGTGATTAGATCGGACACCGAGCTAGGTGCGCTTTCTTCCTCAACATCCCCAAAAACAGAGATGTAGGTGTAGATGTAAGAGCGAGTCTCTGCTGGCAGAGCGTTGGTACGAACATAGTCATCACCAGACTTCCGAGTGATGTTCGTGGTACGAGTTGCATCATCGTTCTTAAAGGTTAGCGATTGAGAACCGCTCCCCGTGGCATTCTTTGTCAGCGTGATGATGACCTTATTCGCATCATTTGGATCGGCCGTCTGAGCGACAACAAAAGTGTCGGCTTGCATGCCAGTCCCCGTGACACGCTGGCCCACAGTAATGGCTTGCGAAGCAGTAGTGGTAATGACTCTAGTACCAACAGTAATCTCACAACTTGTAGTGTGAGAAGCGCCAACTAATGAGAGAGAGAAGCTATCAGCCGCCGCCGTGTATGAGTCGATCTCCGTCGCAAAGGTCGGGGTTACGCCAGTGGACGCAATCAGGTTTACGGAAGGCTTGACCGATGGCGTTGGTACAGCAAGCTCAAGATAGTCAGCGGGGTAGGGGGCGGGCTTTCCAACGCTTGCAATCTGGGTGTTGGTCTTCTTAGGAGTTCCGTCACCCGTGTAATAAATGCGATAGTCTTTGGTGTCGCTCAGCGGCCCCTTCACCACATCAACATCTTTGTCCCATGCGTAGTACAGCGGAGAGCCATCAGCGCCTGTAGAGCGGAAGATGGAGAGGGGCACAAAATCAAAACGCTGGCGGGGTGTCAATTGTCCGGGCTTTTGCCATGCGCGAAGCTCACCGCTGTACAGCTTTGTGTTTTGTGCCCGCTGGGCTTCTTGGTCCCCGATCAGCGCTGGAGACACTCTGGGAGCCATCCCAGCGAATCCTGACAGTTTCAATCCAGCCATGTTATATCCAGTCTATTATGCAATCATGGTCGTTGCTGTGCTATGCGTGTTCGCCACACGATTCAGCCACCCCTTCAAAAACTTAGCTTGACTAGGTTTACGCGCCACAATGTCGTTGTAAAAATCGGTCTTGACCTTGGTAAATTTTTCTACTAGGTCATCTGCGTCAGCCTCGGCAATCTTGGCAAGCGTCATGGGTCCAATGACTCCATCCTCCACCGCCCCAACACACCGTTGCAAAAATTTTGCGGACTGTCCTACGCCAGCGTTAACCGCAAAGTCAAACGCCAGATAGTCAATCCCTGCGGGCAACTTGTCCGCTTGAACCCTGTCCCAGTAGCCTTTTTTGTAGAAAGGCTTCACAACATCTACCGTGAGGGCTTTCATTTCGCCGTCCTCGATCGGTCGCCCAAGGTACTGGCTCCATGCGGCTTTGGTGACTCCAAGATTGGTTTCCCCGCCTGAGTCATCCTTGTCCCACACATATCCACCTTCGTGCTTGATCATGAGAGCGAAAGACTTCTCCCAGTTTTCAATCATGTGAATTCCTTCAGTAACATCAAGACAAACATAAAGGAGAGGAAGCCAATCAGCGCGGATGCAAGAACATCATGCATACCACGCTCGTACCACTCTCTCCACTCCTCGTACTCCTCGTCAGTCATGTCATCAAACATGGCGACCTCCGTCTATCTACTTAGTGGCAGACGACTTCGACAGCAAGTCTGTCTTGGCTTGAGAGCCCGCGCTAGAGCCGAAGTAGTACGCAATGATCCCTGTCCATGCAGTGCCCAAAGAGCCGAGCATCATTGTTAGTGCTGTGTTATCGGCCACCGACATCTTGCCGAACATCATGCCGCCAAGAATGGCGAAGAAGCCAATCGTCACCGCCGCCGCCAATAAAGGCGGGACGATAGAACGAGTCGTCGCTTGCATCTCGCGGGCACTCTTCCTGTCATCCACAGCCAGAGCCTCAAAATTTAGGCCAAGCTCGTTGGCCTGTTTTTGAAGCTCAATCTCAGCCAACTTGACCTGCGCGATCTGGTCGGCGTTTAATTTGTTGTTGTTGATGAGATCACCAACATCCTTCTCATCAACGCCAATGGCTTTAGAAATAGCGGAGACTGCCATACCGGCCAGAGGCCCGCCAAGTGCCGTGGCAATTGTGGGCGCAACCTGTTTTAACCAGTCCATTACTTGTCCTCCTTGCCTTCTAATTTCTTGAAGATCAACTTAAGATTACCGTCTACATTACTGAAGCCATTACGCATGTCTTCTTTGATGTCGCGAAGAGCATCTTTGAAGTCATCTCGGCGTACAAAGTCTTCGTTCATGCGTTGGTCCACTTGTCGGAGATCGGCTTTCAGATCGCGTATTGCATCCCAAATAACCTTCATCAGCCATCCTCCTAGCGCGCCGCAAATTCCAACGAGCCAGTTAAAAATGCTCTGTTCCATCACTATCCCTTTAAACACGAACAGAGTGCGTTACACCGACACAACAGGAATCGGAAAAGATTTTTTCGTTTTCTTTGGTCGGCGGACATCGCCCTCAATTTTTAATACGCGCAATCCAGTTGCAAGCTCAATACCACCAAGCAAGATTGGCATGTTGTAAGCGAATTCGTTGTTGCACGAGTCAACAAAGTCATCGCCCTCCAGATACATACAAGCTCCCTGACAGGCTTGAAGCACCGGGCAGTAGTTACAGCTTTCTCGTTGCGACCAGTGCCACGAAGTGTCTAGGCTGATGTTGTCAAAGTCATAGACACTTCCGATGTTGTGTTTGCTGTTTGCACCGGTGTTGTGACAAGTCAAGGCATTTCCCTTTAGGTCTACAGCCAGCATGCCTTCTCGGTCCATGCCGCATTTCTGACCAAGCTTTTTCGCCGGGCGGCTGACCTGCAAGCTCTTGAGAATGTCAGAGACCTTTGACTTTAGGGTGGGGTTCGTGACCATAGAGAAGTCCATGATTGATTGATAAATCGTGGACTGCATGGTTCTGTAGTTGTCTTCGCTGAACAGCACATCACCATGATCGCGAGAGTTCTGGTCATGTACCATTGCCACACCCTCGTAATTCGTGACAACATGCTCGCCGAAGCGATCGACAAACCATTTTCGAATCGCGTAGGTGTCGCAGTTCTTTGCGGTTAGAACCGTATTGAAACTGAACAAGCCAAAACGCTCATCTACCATTTTCTGCCATACGACTTTAATGGCGGGGTCATCCAAAGGGTCCGGGCCACGCACATGTTGACCCGGCCCATCATGGGATATCGCGACAGCAAGATCGTTCTCTTTGATCCACTGATACTTCTCTTCATCCAAGAGAGACCCATTGGTTACGATGTTGTAGGAGGTGTCTTTAAATCGCTCCCGGAAACCAGCCACCAATACCTGCATGGCTTTCCAGTAAACAAATGGCTCACCACCCCAAAATTCAACCCGCATGGGAGCTTGCTCTAACCAAGAGTCAAGTCTCTCCAAGAATTCGCGAGCATCATCCACATTGGTGATCACCGCCTCATTGCCCTCCAGATGGGAGGCTTGACTACAGTACGCGCAGGTGTAGTTGCAGTTAAGACCCATCTGTATCTTCAGAGCATTCACCTTCCGACTTTTCTTCGAAGGGTTCTCGGGCGACATCTCCGAGTAATGGCCCATACCGCCGATCTCGTTATAAGTGTTGGGGTCTGGGAAACCTTCCAACTTGGACAGATCCATCGGTTCGCCGCTCTGGTCCCAAACTTTGGACTGGTGCGGAGAGTAATAAATCTTCTCTAGGTTGCCGTCTTTATTCTCGCAAGTCAGCGTGTAGATTGGCTCGCTCAAATTATTCTCCTCGGGTTAAGAAACAGTCAGGGTTTTGGATGCCATGCCAGAATAGTTGCGGAAGCCCACTTTGATTTTGAAGGCATCTCCAGCCGTCATGTGACTGGCGTGAAGCTTGAAGGTTGCAACACCGGCTTGGCAACGAACTCGTTGTAGCGGCAAATAGCCGCCAGTAGTCTCAATGCAAATCTCGGAAGTGCAAACAGAAGCAACGGAGCCATCTCTGCTAACGGTGGCGGTGAATTGCGCAAGACCGTCAGCCGCAATGGTGGAGGGGCCACTGAGAGCAATGGATGGCATTTGCGTAGATCGCCACTGAGCAGGGCTTCCGTTGTAGTTGACAACGGTCACTCCCGGCCCAGCAATCACCACAGACGAATCTGCGACATTGAGCAGAAATTTCACATCTGCAATTGAGGAGTCGGCCCAAGGCACAAAGCCAACGGCGACCGGCAATCGAGCCAAAGAGCTAGAGTACTGAGCGCTTGATGCTTTTGTCGCGATCGTCTCTGCATGCAGATTTTCCGCAAACAAAGTATCAGTTGGAGTTTTGTAGATGTGCCAAGATGCAACATCACCCCACTGGTTGTTGGCTTGCAGATCACTGCAATCGAATCGATAACAGTGAGTTACGCCGTACTCCACATCGCCCTGCACAAAGCGCTTGCCAGCATAAGGAACATAGCCCTCAGACGGATTGGATTCATCCAGCACATAAAGCGTGGAAAACTCAATTCCGTCGCCAACTAGCTCTACAGCCAGCTTCACTTCTGGAGATTGATAGTGGACATTAGTACTTGTTTTTTGGATTTGCATTATTGACCCCCGCATGCATGACGCATAAATCCATCAACCGCAAGGCCCGAAGCCAGTACAAAGCCGTCTCCGCCATCAACAATCATATTGTGGACATTGAAGCTTGCATCTGCGGGTTTACGCTCAATCGAATCAATGCGAACACCGTTGACGATGTCACCAACCAGCAAAGCAGAAACCAACTCGGCTCGCTCGCTTTGATGCTCGATGTCTACTAGTTCGCCACCAGCGAATGTTTGGTGCGCACGGAAAAATACTCCCTGCGGATAAACGCTCATATCCAGCGCCTTCCAGCCACGATCAGTTTTGAACAAGTGGCCCCCGGTCACCTCGATTGATCCATTGACCACGAAGAGCTTGTTGGTCTTTAGAGTCGTATCAAACTTGTGAGCGACGGTAACTTCACCGGCAAAGCCAATCACTTTTTCGCCAACAGCCACCAACTCAATTGGCTTGGATGTTCCATCCGCCATTTGAACAAGCGTCCCGGGCGCAAAACAGCAACAGCAATCGCAGTTGCAATTGCAGTTCCAGTTCCAGCGAAGTCCTCGATGGTTAATGTTGGTCCCGGCATCCGTAAGTTCGGTCACATTCGCGCCAATGTTTCCGCAATTGCTCTGCTGAGACCAATTCACGCCGTAGTTCACCAGAGGACGGCAGTTACCTGTGTTGCCCGTGCCGAAATCTGCGCCGAAGCCACAGTTTGAGGTTGTGTCAAATAGAGTGCTGTTGGAAAAAGAGCTGAGGGCCGTAGGGCGGTTATTGACTCGCGTCCACTCGGTGGTTCCCGCCCATGTCCCGGTTGCGTTTCCGCCATCCAAGTTGACTTTGGTGGAGAGATCTAGCGCCGCAGTGGACAAGGCCGTAACTCGACCGGTGGCAGACACGGTAACCACTGGGATTGCAGAAGCGGAGCCGTATGCACCTGCCGTGACACCCGTGTTGGTCAAGGAGAGAGTCCGATCAGCAGTCAGGTTTCCGCCACCCTGAATGTCGCCAGTAGTGTTAATTGCTCGGCCACCCGCAACCCCATCGGTGGTCGCAGTTGCTTGCGATAGGTTGGTTACCTTCTGGTTGTTCATGTTAAGAGCACCGGTCATTGCGACCGTGCCGTCACGCTGAACGAACTCTTGCAAGCCAGCATTAACAATACGCAACTCAAGCTTGTCACCGGCGGCGAAGGCGCGAGCCGATGTTCCATCCTGAGCGCGAGTAACGGTCAGGGTGTCCCCGGTCCTAGCAGTAGCTTTCACGATTTCGATGTTGTTGCTTGTGTCAACAAGCGTAGCCATGAAAAAGTTAGAGCCAGAAAGCGTCGGGAATAGAGCGCCTTGCCCGCTTGCCAAAGTGATCGTGGTAGAACCAGATGTGATGGCCGAAGCAAGTGAGGCGGAGGCATTATTGGTGAATAAGACACCCATGTTTCTCTCCTAGAAAAAAATTAAGAAACGGTAACGGTCCAAGTGACGGTCATCGTGTCGTTTACGCCTTTGTTCACCACGGCAAAGGTTGTGCGGCAAAGCAGGGTTCCACCAGAGTTCGCATTGAACAGACCGGCTTCAACAATGGAGGCGGCGGTTGCGGGAGTACCGGCGGCGAAGGTGGCGGTGTAGGTAACCGCATTTGCCGTAACAGTGGTGCTGGTCAAAGCAACACGAGCCCGCTCATTACCAAGAGCGGTGTCGCCAGCGGCGGGGGTTGCGGCAGTGCCGGGAGAGCCAGAAGAACCATCGCCAATCGACATGTGAGACATGACTGCGGCGCTCGCATCACGAATGCGCGAGGCAATAAAGTTCTTGCCGGTGGTGACTACCAGATTGGGTACATCCTGAACCTGCTTCAGGTTGCCGTCGCCACCAAAGACTTCGATCTTCAGGCGACCGATCATAGTCAGACCACTGCTCTCGATTTGATTGACTTGCATAAAAAACTCCAAGAAAAAGCCCGTAGGCGTTGTTGAATAAAAAGGCCGAGCCGGGTTACGGCGTAAAGTTCCCGTTCATGACCTGTGCGTTCATGACTGGGCCGTTAATGACATCCGAGGGCGTTGCGCTTCGCATTTGATACGAGAAGCGGTCGCCGCCGGGGCTGTCGTTGAGTGCGAACAAGTTAATAACATGAGCATTCAACGGAACATTTTCGGGGTTCACATTGATCCGATCACTAAATATCCGGATCAATTCCAGTCCCGCGAAAATCTGATCAGTTACAACTGGTGCGTCACTTAGTCCTTTCTGGAATTGATACTCCAAGCCATCGCCGCTGTTGAAGTCTGCGGTGTCCACCAAGAGAACGCCGCTATCAAAGCCACGCGAGTACTGCACCGTCCGATCAAACTGGTCTTGCGGCACATTCGAACTCGTCGCCAAACTCTTCGAGAAGGAGTAGGTGTTTGAGTCGATCGGCGCTGACGCATCACTTGGACTTCTAAAGAACTGCTTGACATCGGCATACGAGTCGCTTGGGGAAACGCTGTCCTCGCTGACTTTGGTGAATGCAATTGCATTTATCAAGTCAGAGAAGGTCTGCGAATCGCCGAAGTCCCTAAACCAAGACAAGACGCGATCGTATGAGTCAACAGGACTGGCGGAGTCCACAAGCGACTTGACAAAGTCGAGCGATAAAAACTCACCGCCAATTGACTGGTTGACTCCATACTGCCCAAGCAAACCATCGTTGAGCAGGTCGCCACGGATATTTGTGTAGACAATGTCGTCGTAAAACTTTTCATACACCAAGCCAACCAAAATGGCATCAGTGATGCTGACCGACAATGTCGGAAGAGGTTTGTCAACGAGCTTAGCTAGCTCATCCGTCAGCACCGGAAGATCAGAGAAGTCTCGAATGAAAGAAACCACCCTGTCAAACAATTGAGAGACGGTTAGATTCTCTGACTTGACCAAGTCATTCTGCAAAGTCTGAGCATCTGGAACTGATATCGATTCCGTCTTCAATAGTCCAGTCAGCAATACAGAGTTATCCACCGGACTGATCAACTCAGCCTTGGGAAGACTCATCAGCTTAGCCAAGTCATCTGCAACTGACTGCTCGTGCAGTAGCGGCTTTTCAACAAGCTTGACAACTGCATCTGAAGCTAAAACCGCTTCCTCAAAGCTCCTCACCCATTGGATGTAGAACAGAATGTTCTCGCCGGTAAACACCGTCTCCCAGTCACCCAACACCTTTGCGAAGAACTTGATGTCGGACTCGGAAACTTCTACGCCAGATGCAAGCGCCTTGGTGAACGCAAGGGCGTATGCGTCCGCCAGCATTGCCTCAGTGTAAAAGTGCCGGTTCTTTGGGTCTTCGTCTAGATAGGCAACCGCCGCAGGGTAGACCCAATTGATAGATGCTCTGGGGACTCCGGTCGCAATTGACTGCGCGGAGAGTTCCAGAACCTGAGCGTCCGCCTCCCCGCTTGGGGTTAGCGCAACTTTTGCTAATAACCCCTTGTTGCTCATTAGAAGTCCTGTCTCAACTTGAATTTCAGAATGTCGTACACCGTTTGTACGCCGTCAGGGAAGGTGATTTCAATCTCACCCTCGTAATCACCCGGATCACCATTCAGACTGGTAGAGCCCCATGAGAAGTAGCAACGACCACCTTTGCCGGGAGTGAGATCTGTGTAGTCGATTGTGCCGTCTGCCGTCACAACACCGGGCAACTTAGTAGCGGTTCGGGTATCTTTTAGCGTATCAGAACCCCTAGCTCGGAACTTGAGGCGAACCACCGTCCCAGCGTCAGAGAGGTCGATGGGGCTACCATCGTTATTGTCAGTCAACGATACGACAACCTGTGGTCGCTGGTCGTTTCGGACCAGTTTAATTTTCTCACTCATTAGATCCTCCGCATCTGAATCTGTGTGCTAGCGCGGACAAATCCTCGCGTGGCTCGTTGCCGTGCAGAGTTCATGCCAGACACATACATGTTCTGATTTGCCAATGCAAGATCAGGATTGGTATATGGCTTTGCCGGAACGGTCAGCAAGCGGAAACGAGCGCCAGCGTAAACGGTCTCTGCGTAGTCTTCAAAAATAAAATCATCAATCCCGGTCGAATTGCGCAACGGCTTGAGCGCAACACGCATGGTTACGGCTCCGCGCACAGTTTCTTTCGGGACTGGCAGAAGAGAAAAGGTCAGATCATCTTTTTGCGTGATGATCATTGGATCAGACTTGCTGATCGTGACACCGGGAATAAGCTGGTTGTAAAGCGCAGGATCAGCAATGTCGTCCGGCGAGGTAGGGATCAACTCACGATCCTTGTACCAAGCTTTCATGATCTTGAAGACTCGATATCCGGTGGGGGCATCAAAGTCGTAATCAACTGTATTGATCAAGACATCTACTGGATCATGGTCGCGTTGCAGAAGTAGAGACTTTTCGCAAAGCTCAACCACCGTCTCTCGGATAGCCATCGTCGCCATGTTGACCGGGCAACCCGGAACATATGGCATGACTCCGTCTAGGAATTGTTCATATGTTTTCATGTCGATAGCAATCCATTTCTAAACTTCTGTAAGAAAGCGCCAGCGCGGCCATCCACCGTAAACTCATCATCACGGAATTCGGACCGCGAGATGATGTAGTCCTTGAGATAGATCTCATACTCAGGGCTGAGAGGCACTACGCTACTCAGCGTGTAGGTCGGCAGGGCGGTCGTGTATTGCCCAAGAAACAAATCCGGTCGGACTCGCTTCGCGTCAGCAATCGCCTCATTCGCATACTCGATCAGTTGAGCGTCAGAGTAGCGAATCTTGTCTACATCGTTTAATAGAACTCGTGCGCTCGCAGTCAGTTGTGCGAATGTAGTCATTTAAGTCACCATAGCTTTTTTCTGGCCCAGTAGTTGGCACTGAACTTGTCATCCTTGGTCAGGTTGCCACTCTTGTCCCGAATCCCGGCGGAACGAGCCAGATAATTTTTTCGACGATCCGGGTCTTTGTGCTGAGTGAAGTCTTCATAGTCTTTGTGCCCAAAGCGGACAAGCTTCACCTCATCACCTTTTTTCGCAAGAACAACTTGTTTCGTCTTTGCGCCGCTAGTGTCGCGCTTGGGCTTATTAAACCCATCAAACTCTTCGCCGCGATAAACAAGCTTCCCGTCAACTCTTTTAACGCTGGAGGCTTTCATGCCTACCCCCTTGTTAGCTGGATGCTGATCTCTTCGCTAGCGCCGATTTGATCTTGTATCCCGCCGGATGGCTTAGCCTTTTTCTTCAGGAGATTACGCGCCGCTTGTTGGATAGCAACTTCTGCGGGTGTTTCCTGAGCCGTTACTGCTGACTCTTTCTCAGGCCCCGGCTCGGGCGGTACGGAATCTTCCACAACTTCGTAACGACCTAGCTCCAGCAGTCGCTCATCGTAAGAGATGATTTTGCCTGTATGTTTGTTGCGCAATAGACGCATGAGATCTCCTCAAAAATTGTTTTGTGCCGTTAAGGCTAGAGGCTTGAAGTCCAACTGAAGCCCGCTATAAAGTGATGCTTGAAAGCTTGTTAGGACATGCAAGTCTCTAGGCTTAACAACACAAAAGGGCGAGGCCATTTCTGACCTCACCCTTTTACTATTGAAGCTTAGGCCTTCACAACGATGGCGTTGATCAGAGCTTCAGGCTTCACCACTTGGTAACCATACACATTCAGGCCACGCATGATGTTGCCGAAAGTGCTGGTGGAGCGGAGAGTTTCCACATTGGTGATCTGCGAAGCGAAAGAGATCGCATCGTTCGTACCGGCCAGAATGTGGCTGTCACCGTCCGCAGTGCGCGGCAGGTTGTTGCTCACATAAACGGTGAAGCGATCGATCATGCCGATCTTGCCGTTACGCAGAGGGGTAACAGAATCACCAGTCAGGTAAGCCTGACGGAGTTCAGAACCCTTGATGATGGCGGCCATCCATGCAGGGATCACCAGCCAACGGCCACTCTCGGGGACGCTCTGCTCGTCAAGGGCTTGACCCATGTCGAGAATGATGTCCAGAACAGTGGTCTTGCTAGCGCCGCGAGGAGCCGCATCAGTACCAAGGTTCAGGTTACCGGAGATAACGCCAGCGGTAGCGCCACGGTTTGCAGTGGCGGCGGCGGCTTTCACTGCATTCAGAACATCGCCGTCGATGGCAATCTTCATTTGCTCGGAAGCGTCATTGGTGAAGATGTCCATCAGCTTGATGTCAGACTGGACAGCGTCCACATCATCAACCACCACGCTGAAGTACTTACCCTTATCGATGTTCAGTTCGATAGGAGTGGAGGTGGGAACTTGATTGCTCAGGTTCATACCCTTGGTGTAATCCGACACGGTGATCGTGGGGATGGTGCGAATGTTGACTTTATCGCCCTGACCTTTGATCTCGCCTTCCCAGTCGTTGTTCGTGATTTCGCCCAGAACGGTCGAACGATAGAACTTGACTTGGAGCTTGCCCGACCAAATTTCGGGGATGAAGTTACCTGCGTATTGGGCGTAACCGCCCGTGCTTGCTACTGACATTTTGAATACCTCGTGAGATTACTGCCTCATCTTTTAGCGAACACGCCCTTCGATGGAGGCCAATTGGATTTCCGATTCGATGGCTAAAGCCTTGTCCTCGGCTATCTGACCAAGTCGCACCTGTCGATAGAAGTCAGCGATAGCACCCCGAGTCCAAGTACGCTTACCCGGAGGGGGACCATCACTGACATCAGACGCAGGGGCCACCTGAGTTTCAAGCCGTTGATTTGCTTGCGCCACCGCACTGTTTGTCTGCTTCTTAAAAGCGTTGAAGAAAGCGGCGACCCGTTCAGGGGACTTCTCCGCTTCTGCCTGAGCAAGAATTTCTTGTCGCTCAATACCCATGAGTTCGTCACGCTCAGCAAGCCACCTGTGAAATGACTTGTTTTCGTTCACGGCAACCCAGTCCGGAACGAGTTGTCCGAGCCTTGCGTAGAAGTCCACCACCGTATTCTTCTGGGTCTGATGTTCAAAAGAGTCAAGCTTGGCGCGAAGGGTCTCGATCTCTGCATCTTTCGACGCGACCTCTTCCCTTGCGGCTCGGCGGATCAAGTCCACCAAGTTCTCGCCGTACTCGGCAATCTCTTCATCTTTAACCAGTCGCTCCGGTGTAGGAGCATTCTTGGCTCGTTCAAGCTCTTTCTCAAGTTGCTGAACTTTGTGACGCAGTTCACGCCGCTCTGCCGCCAACTGGGGGACTTCGGCGCTGTACTTGCCAGCCAACACTTTGTACTTGTTTTCCCACGGGTCGTTGGCACTCTGATCTGAATCAGAAGCCTCTTCGTTGGAGCTAGTCTGCTGTTGGTGAACTGATTCGGGAACCGTAATGCCACTCTGCGTTTCGGTGGCCGATTCCTCGATGGAAGGATCTGTAGCGCTGGTCGCGCCTTCAACAGAATCCTCACGGGGCGACTCAGTTTGTGCGTCATTGTTTTGACGGTACATGGACTGAATCAACTCTTCCGCCTTCGCTTCGGCGGCTTCAACTGCTTTTGGCAAAGCCATAAATTTTCTCCTTGAGCCATAGCCAATTCGAGATGAGCCTTTCGGTGTTCATTCGATCGCCAGTGGTCTTCTTGGTTTTGGAGGCTTGAGGGGGCCTACCTTCCCCTTGGTAGAAAATCTACCGAGACTTGTTGAGAGTGTCTCGTGCGGTTTTGGACTTGGTTAAAAAGTCTTCGACAACTTGTGCCGCCCCCTGCATCCAGCGACTACGAACATCGTCGTGCGTGGAAACAGAGTCGGTGTACAAGGTGCGAAGAGATTCTTCCAGCCATCCGGAAACAATCTCGAATTCCGTATTGCCTTCAAGCGAGGCGAGGGCATTAAGCACTCGCGCTGAAGGCTTGTTCAACATACTCATTACCTACCAGCCCTTGCGCGGCTAGCCATCTCAGCTTGAATGCGGTTTCTTGCTTCGATGAATTGCTGTTTGTCTCGCGGCTTTGTCTTGGGATCATTGATCAGCTTGTTTAGCTCAATCACCCGATTCGTCATTGTCTGAATAGAATCAGTAGCCAGCTGACCTCGGTCCGCTTGCCGGGTGGGGTTGGAGTTCGAACCAGATCTATTAGCGGTTCCAGTTCCGGGGTTCGCGTTCGACCCAGAGCTACCAGACGCTCCAGCTCCGGGGCGTGGAGACCCTGAAGTGCCTGTACTCGATTGGCGATTGTTAGTGCGGTTACCTGATTGGCGATTGTTAGTGCCAGACCTGCCGCCGGGACCAGCGCTAACGGCGCTGGCGGGCTGGGCCGATCGAACAATCTTCACGCCGTCAATCGGGACTTCTCCGTCAACTATTACGGTCTGACCAGTCTCGGTAGTAATGGGGACGGACTTTCCTGACTTGTCCGTGCCCGTTACAACGCCGGTGTTGATTGCTTGAGTTCGCTCTTGCATAGCTTTACCCATGCGCTGATCTTCCTCTTCGACCGCTTCCTCGAAACGCTCGCGAGCCGACTTACCACCGGCTGGCGCAGAGCCAGAGCCCCCGCTCGCTGGTGCGGCGGGCTGGCCGGAAGACGGAGAGCCAGACGAACCACCCGCCGAGGCGGAAGGTGCAACCGGCGCGGCAGGTGCGGCAGGGTTTGGCCGCTGATCTAGACGGGCTTTCTCTGCGCGGTCGCTACTTCCATCATCGGGCCGAGCCTTCCAACGCTCATCTTCTCCGCGTCCGGCTCCAAAGCGACGATAGGCCTCACTGTTCGGGTCATCGATGTTACCCATGCGCAGTCGCTCGAAGAACCCAACCTTAGCGTCGTCCTCAGAAGCCTTAAGGCCACGCGCCTTATCATCCTGATACTCTTTTGAGTTGTAGACCTCATCGCTAACGGAACCGCCGCCCGAGTTGCGAGTGAAAAAGTCCCGGACACTACTAAAGAATCCGGGCTCATCCTGCTTCACGCCGCCGGGTGAGCCGTCTGCATAGCGACGGACCTGAGTCACGGAATCAGTGATTTGATCATTAATCCTGTGGAATGGAGATCCGCAATCCTTAACGCCGGGGGCAATCTTTTTCACAGCAGAAGCTTTGACTGGCTTCTTGGAAAAATCTTGCCCACTCCATGTAGGCTTACCCATATCAGCACCCCTTCATTTTTTTGGCGTAACCGCCATTAGCCATTTTGACCTTGCCGCCGTTCGCCATCTT